CTCCTTGTCCCCTTTTTCTAGCCAGAAAATAATAAGAGTAGAAATTAATACTATAAAAATACAGACAAATAAGAATTCAAGGAAAATCATTCTTCATCATTTTCGCACTCAGTAATCACCCTAGAAATTTTAGCCATCTTTCTTTGAGAAATAAGTCCATCGTTCTAACTTGTATCTTTAGACCTGGCATTTCTTCTTTAAACTCATCACATCTCTTATTTATAGCAGCTAATAAATCACCGCCAACAATTTCTTGGAATTGATTATAAACATTCTGCAATCCGATGGCTTGTTGCTGTAATTGCACATACAGACTATCAATTCTTTCATTTAAACTAGATAAATCAACAATTTTCTTTAATCGATTACAGCAACCAAAGCAAATATATTTTAATCTTCTAGTTATTTTATTTTTACGAAATATAGATTCAGCCGGTATTCCATGAATTTCGCTATTTTCAATCACCTTTATTTTCTTGCAAATCAAGCAAGTGCATATAAGCTGTACTTCATCATCAAGCATCTACTTTATCTCCGCACACTCGTTTAAGTTTTATAGTAGAACAGATGAAGTTTTTAGCAGTGTTTGCTAGCATATCAATACATTCACTTAACTTCTCTGGGTTCTGAGCGTCATTTGCAGAAAAAGATAGCTCACAAACTATCATCGAGAAAGCAACAAATGCAGGGACAGGATGATCTATCTTTTTTTCATTAACATAGTCATTTACTACTTTTAAAACTCTAGACTTGAGCTCCATTGCGTTATCATATAAACCTGAATCATCTTGCGTAGACATCTATTCAATCTCCATTAATGCGAAACATCATGCTCATTTAAGTTTCTACTAATTTCTTCTAAAACCATAGATGCGGACTTTAGCTGCATCTTAGACATATCACATATAGAGTCTATATACTCAGATGGATGATCTGTGCCAATATCTTTCTTAAACATATCAAATGAGATTTGCGCTACTACAGAAGACAAAACTACAGAGTTAATCTTAAAAGATTGTTCGATATTTAATTTATTTACATTGTAAAATTCACGAAATACATTCATTATATTTTGTCTTAACACAACACTTAACTTTATAGCATCTTCTTCGGTCATTCTAATTCCTTAAGCGCATCTTCATGTTTAACGACTATTGTTTGCTTGTGCTCTACTTTGTCACCGTAAAGCCGGGGGACGAGCTTACAAGCGATCCATTTTCTCGTGTCTACTCTCAAGCGTGATCGAGCAATCCATTCTGAATTGCATGTTTCCTTTCCGTTCTCTGCAATAAGAGTATCTTTCGATGTATTATCTGATATTGCTATGATTTCTTCTATATATAATTCAGCTTGAATGCGCTTAGCATCCACGTACATCTCAGAAAAGTTATAATACTCAAGACGCCATGCGTATATAGTACCAGCGCACGGAAAGTCTGGATTTTTCTTGCATATTAACTCTAAGCTATCAGTTGATGTTGATACAGCGAGACAAATCCTTGCGGCTAATGCTTGAGAATATTTTTTCGGACGACCCATCTTCACTACAGTATTATCGACTAGCTTAATCTCTTTCTTGCCCTTGTCCGTGATTTTTTTCATTTAGCTTTCTTCTTTCGACCTGGTTTTTTCTTAATCTTAAGTATTTCCTTAGGCTCATCTTCTTTAGATTCAAGCCAGCCAATACCTTTGCAGTTTTCACACTTCTTTTCAATCATACCTAGCCCGACTAGGACTTTTCGCCCATTACACGCATTGCATCTCTCAAGAGCCATTTTGGATATCCTTATAGATAACTGATCTTATTATGATCAATATTTGGGTTAATTACAAGAGAAATCATGCGTAATATTATTAAGAAAATAGACACGTCACTCCGATGTGTCGATTCGATAAGCCTATTTTTTGCCTTTCTTTTTCGGAATCTCCGCCCCACCTTTGCGTGCGACATTAAGAGCTATAGCGATAGCCTGCTTCTTTGGTTTCGTTTTTTCTTCTTTCTTGATATTTTTACCGATGTTCTTCTTCCCCTTCATTAACGGCATAAAAATTTCCCTATTTAAAATTGAAAAAACTAATATAGCACTTGCCGTAAAAATAATGAAAATAAATTAAAATAATAGTTGCATACATACCTTTGTACGACTATACTAGACTCTCTTAATAACACAACGTGAGAATATAAAAATGAAAATATACTTAATCATGGACATTGAGAACCCTTCGCCTTTAAAGGCTCCGATAGTGTGCTGCAGAACACTGGAGTGTGCTGAGGAGTTTATTAACGCACATGAATCCCCCGATTCACTTTTTATTAAACCGATTGAGCTAATCGAATAGGAAATTAAACAGGACTTAAACAAAAAGCAAGTGAATGTCCAACAAATCATGAATTCACAATACATGAATTTTATTTAATAAAATAAGGAGTCAATAGTGATAACAATATATTTAGTAATGGGTAAAGATCCTATATCAACCTCCACATCCGTAATCGGAGCATATAGAACGGAAGATGATGCCCTTAAATTTATTGCAAAAGTGAAACCTGTTTTGCTTACATTATATATAGAAACAACTTACATGACAGATTTTTAAGGAGTAAAAATGGCAATCACCTTCGCAGTTGAACGAGTATATTTATCGAAGTTTTACGTTGATATACTCGCAGAGTTGATGAAAGAAACAGGAGAAGGCAAGAGCGCTATATTTAAGCTAGCGCTTGTTGTTTATCGGGATTCTTTGAGAAAAGACAAGGAAAAGTAAAATGGAACTAATCACAACCTGGCCCCAAGCAACGGCTGCAGCTATAGGGTGCATATGCTTTGCGGCTGTATTAATTGTACTAATTTTAGGTATGAGATAAATATGGAAATAAAATGACCGACATAGTCAAGACTTGCAAAAACCATGGTGATTTAACGTTGGATCACCTAATACGCAGTGGACTACAAAAGAACGGATCAATAAGCTATAGATGCAAACTATGCATGAAAGATATTCACAAGAATAACTATGAAAAAAATAAAATAAAAATAAGGGAAAGACATAGGAAATACAGAGAAGAAAACTATCATCACTATAGAGAAATAAGCAACAAATCAGCAAAAAAAAATAGGGACCTAAACCCAGAAAAGGAGAAAAACAGAAAAGAACTTTACAGAAAAAACAACAAAGAAAAGATACGAAAAAGACAAATTAATTTTAAAAATAAAGCAGTAAAAGAGCTTAGAGATGTTTATATTAAGCAGAGATTAACAGAAAGAAGCATCTTAAAGCACTCAGATATACCCAGGGTGCTTTTAGAAGCTAAAAGAGCGTCATTACTGTTACATAGAGAGTTAAAAAGGAGAAAATAACTTGAAAAAATATAAGACAATAAATAATTTAAATGAATTGAGAGAGCATGCTATTCAAACACTTCACAGATTAGAAAACAAAGAAATCAAAGTCGTAGAAGCTGGCATTACAGCAAAGCTATATGAAAATATTATTTCTACAGTAAAAACCCAGCTAGAATATGCAAAAATGCTTCGAAAAAACCCAGAAATAAATTTCATGGGAAAATGCACAGGCTCTCATTTGGAAGTAACTGAACCAAAAAAAATATCTCATGACAAAAAATATTGAAACTATTTCTGACTAAATTGCTTATGATTACTACCAAAAAAGTACGCTAAAACGATCATAAATCCATCATGCAGCCTCGCACAGATTATATCGTTAGTCTGAGCTGGGTGCATAAGACAATAGAATTGCAATAATGAATAGCTGAAAAAATAGCCTATTGCTAAAAATGTTGGAATAAAACTATTAGTGTTAATCTGCAAAGTCCTAGCGCTTTTTCTGTCTTCTACTTCTGTTTTGTAATTCTCAGCATTGGCTTGTGCAAGAATGCTCTTATGCTCAAGCTCGATCTTTTTGAGCTTTATCCTGAAATCCGGATCACCGTTTATCTTGTCCAGCAGATCCTGGGGGTCGTCTTTATTAGCCCCGAACGCGTGAGAGATTAGACTAATAGCTACCCCTGCGAGGGGGTTAGAGGCCGATACAGCGGCCCCCAGAATTGGTGACGCTTCTTTAATAAGATTCGTGACGCTATCCCACGAAATCACAATTCACCATTAAGAATAATATTAGAGATATCAGTTGCGCGGGTCGTGTACTTTCGACCGTAGTCAGAATGCATTATCTCCGTCGCGGCTAATACATAATTGTGTGCAGCGAGGGCGGCTATGAGATGCTCGAAAGATGCGAAATGCTTGATGCCCATGAACGACATATCGATTATTGCAATCTGCCTTGACTCATTCAATTCCAAAAACCATGGGTATGTTCTGCAAAAATATGACCAGAGGAAATCAACATCATTTTTAAACATTAACTCTAGTTCGTCTTCTCTAATTCCGATTCCCGTTAAATTTCGACCGATCCCTATCGAAATATTTCCTAAACCATCATCATACGGAAAGTTTTTTTTGCCCTCGTGGCGCATTGTAAAGCTCTTTTGCTTGATTTTTTGCTCTGTGCTCATTTCTGCATTGATAGTCATATTTAATGCTTCCTGCATTGTGATCAGATAAAACTATATCACATGGTCTATGGCACTCAAAACAAGAGTAATAATTCTCATGAAATAAAACCTCAGATTTATGACAACGACTAACCATAATTTTAACTCGCACAAAAAAAAGCCCCTGACTAATGGGGCGCAATTATCAACAGAGGAGGAGGACTGCTATTATGAAAAAAAATTAATCAACTCATGTTCTACGTGAAACTTCCGGAACTCGAATCCCAACACAAAAGTGAAAAAAAACGACTATGTGTGGCGGTTTATTTCGCGAAAACTCAGAATATTTTTTAGAAATCGCTAAACCGTGCTTAATTTGAGCATGAGTCAATGTATTAAGCCCATTGAACCACACCGTTTTATACAAGTCAATTTCGAAAGCTGACTTAAACTGCTTCTGCCAACGTTCGCCATAAAATTTATTCATTAGCTCAAAAATCTTATCGACCCAGTTTTCCGGCAAATCGTCCATAAATTACCCAAGGCTTTTAATATAATCCTCAAGATACCAGATTGCTTTTTTTATGTCTTCTTTAGCATTTCCTTTATGCTCAGCACGCCAAATATACTTTATTGCATTACCTAAATTAAATTGCATTTTTCTTGTCACATCGATACATTCTATTTTTTTCTCACAGCCTGAACATTGAGCATCAGACGATAAATAATGTGACGGATGGTTAACATTGTCAACTTCATTCGGATCAAAATTATCATCGTAAGACATTAAGTGATTCCTTTTTATAGACTTGCTCATAAATCCATTTTTTATTCTTCACCATGCAAACATATTCCATACTTCCGTCTGCAAGCTCTCTAACTACTGTCGAACAATATCTTAGCGTCTCTTTTTTGCCTTTGATAATCGGATATTTCGGAACAGGAAATAGCACACCTTTTTGACTGAGATATTCCCGATATTGACCCAGCGCTTTGTTATATCTTCGATTCAAAGCGCTAGATTCGAGCTGATTAGTTTTGAAGCATTTACCAACTTCTCTTGAATATTTACAATACTCTTTGCTTTCCGGACTACTTAATATCTTCTCGATATCTATAACTTTTGCCATGAAAAAATCCTTTTTTTCATTTTAACTTAATGCATTTTGTGCCAGAACTATTTTATGTTTTCGATTAACATCCTTTTTATTTTATTAAAAGTTTCTGCGTAAAAAAGAATACATTTATTGTGTTGATCGTCTAATATGTCTGAAATTTCAACATTTATTTCAGTCCTGGCTTTATTCGCTGAATAATTATTGATAACGTTCAGTGCGAAATTAAAATCTTTTGTTACAGCTTTATTAAACGAAATCATCCTCGCTTGTAACTTTTCGAGTAAGTCTTCGCATAATACATCGAAACCATATTCCATAAAACTTCCTTATGAATAAAAAAAACTGGTGCGGCAAGCACTCCATGTGCTTTTAGATATCCTCCGTGGAAGGCCGCATATTCTGTGCCGCGCTCTCGCGACAGTCACGCCTGCTTTCCGCTTGCAAGTCCTCGGGCGTTCTAATGACTCTGTTAACGTAGCGTTTGCTCACATCATCCCCGGGCGTTTGATGTGCGGCATACGGACTGGGGTTGTCCGCTCCCGGCGCTCGAATCGTTACAAACTATTCAACTATCTTCAAATCTCTCTTTAAAATGTCTTCATAAGACATTTTCCAATATTTTTTACTTAATTTAAATCCGATTTTCATCAGAGTAAGTGCTTCAGAAAAAATTATATTTTCAAAATCTAAATTAGCTTTTTCAGAGTCTGATCTTAATTCACTGATTGTCGCCATAGAAAGTTCTAACTTTCCTACGCGACCCTGCAATTCATCATATTTTTCTATTAATTTTTCTATTGCTGGCGCTAATATAATAGTCACTAAAAACCCCCTTAAACTATTTAACTATCTCCCAATCCTCTGCCAAAATATCTTGATGACTATCTTGCCATAGAGTGACGCCTGGTAAATTACCGAAAGCAGATAAACTATTGAAAAAAATTGCTGCATTATCTCTATCTGTAGAAACAAAATTAGATTCAGGATACCAAGATTTTCGCCTAACTTTTCGACCCATTTTCATCAACCCTATCGCTGTGCCGAAATCAAAAACACATTCTGGCACATCAAATTTTTCGCAAAGATCATCTCTTTCCTGCGCAGACAATCTTTCTATTTCAAGATTTCGAACGCTCTCAAACAAACTTCTAACGCGATCAAACAAAGAATTATACTTTGCATTTAATCTATCTTCCGTAGTTTTCAGCGCATCTAAAACATAATCGCCCATTAAAATATTCCCTATGATTGTTTCTCAGTATTATTATTTGCAACTTCCTCTTTCACATCAGATGAGACATAAATATTATGTAATGTGCAATAATCACGAATTAATACTTCCATCATATTCGTAAAAGATCGATGCTCTCTATCGCAAATAGCTATAAGTGCATTTTTTACTACTTTGCTTGTACGAAAAGTCAATATTGCAGCGTCTCTTTTAGCCATTAGTTGTTCTCTGTGTTCACTAAAAATCTCCTTTCTTCACGATTTCAATTTCAATCGGGTAGATAGCTTCTATCTCCCGCTTCTTCAATCTGAACAAATTTGTTTCAATCCCTTTGACGTCTAAAAACTTTACACTGCCATCCGCATAGAACACAAGAAAATCCACAATATATTTTGTGCCACCTGGTAGCCTAAGCGGAATCTGCGATAAGTAGAACAAAACTTCACCAGCTTTCATCAGCAACTGAAGGTGACGGTCATAGCGTTCTTCGAGTTTGCTATGAAACGTTCCACGATCATTTTTTGTGCGAACCGCATTAAATTTATGCCTAATTTTCCTATTTCTAAACATATGCGCTTCAGGTCCTAGTTTTAAATGCCTCAAATCTCAAATTAAAGCTCCTTGGTAACATTATTTACTTACTTTCCTGTTGTGCTAGCCACCAAATCTTTAAAGGCGATTCTAGAGCCGCTCTTGGCTCTCTATTTTTATCCATCATCACCTCATGAGACCATCTCAATTTTTGTCTCTTCTCACAAAAGTCCACCACATTGTTATTTTTTTTCTCATAATTTCGTTCGTCATTCCATGACATACCCTACCCTCTTCAAAAATATTTCGATGCTTGCATCACTTGTGAGTTAGCCCTTAAGTCTTTAGACGGTCTTTGTTTTTCAAGAAAGTCTGTAAAAAGATCATTAAAATCGTATTCTTTTCTTCCTGATTCTGTAGTTATGTGTATAAATCGTCTAATTAACCAAGCTCCGCTTGTTTGGCATTTCATTGCAACATGATCCGCGAGCTGCTGATTCTTATGGTTTGGATAAAAATTACCCTCTATGAATTTCTTTTGCTTTTGTTCTTTGGGTTTTGATTTTTGCTTTTCAGCTTTAACGTTTTTAAAAGAAGCAGTTACTGTTTTTTTTATATCTTTATTTTCTTTATAGCTTTGTATTTGTTTTATAGCTCGTGATTCTCTACCGGGATGGTTATCTAGTGGGTCTACTTTTGACCCAGTAGGCTGTGGATAACTTTTTTTCTTAACCTTTTGTTTTTTAACGGTTTTTTCTTCTTCGTTCTCATGATCTACAAATTTACTGCCGTTCAAAACACGAATATCCCAGCGTATTATTTTTTTCCCTAATTCATCTCTAACCTGTATATATTCGATTAAATTATGTGCATTAAGGTATGCGAATATTTTTTTAATTTTTAGATCACCAATTTTAAAATGGTTCTTAATTTGCTGCTTTATGACTTTCCAACCGCGCGGGAGGGATAGCAAATAAACCCACACAAATCCCGCATTGAGATCCTTTATGCTTTGAAGTATTTGAGTATTGATTTGGGTATACGGCACTACATCTTGCTGTAACTGTGAATCATCATTAAATTTCTGAATTGACATAACTAAATCCTTTTAGTTGAGTTGAAGTTCATGCTAGAGAGTAGAATTGTTTTAAATACTGCAATCCGGCCATCTTTTCTGAGAGGGCGATTCTCAATTACCCCCATTTTTGCCAGATATGAGAACAATTTTCTTGCAGTTATATTACTGATATTTAATGATTGTCTTATGTGTTCTTTATCTATGCAAGAGTTTTGGCTGTATTCAGTAGAGATGTATGCCCAAATTCCCAAGACTTTCAAATGTAGAGCAGGTTTTTTCTTCAATTGCTGAATATCGAACATTTTTAATCATTCCTCACAATTATAGATTGACGCGATCCATCTGTGAGCTATAATTGCAGCACAGATAGACAGATTAGATTCAGGATCGAATCAATCAGATTTCTGGTCGTAGCGCATTGTTTGGTCACAATGCGCTGTTCTTTTCAAGATTCAAATTCTAACTCATTCCCTTCGTTTCACAAAGTAAAAACCCTCATTATTTCTACAGTTTAGATATTTTCGATGTTATTGTATCACTCGTTATTCAAAATAAGGATCTACAATAATGGGCGAAAAGAAAGCATTTAGCGTTATATTTCCAAGTGAGCTTTGGCTAAAACTGAAATATCATTGCGCCGATAATCGCATAAGTATGAACAAATATATTACAGAATGTGTAATAGATAAGCTGAAAAACTACAAAAAACCCTTGAAAAATAACAAGAAATGATTATACAATTGTATAACTTTACAAAGCAGGATACTTAAGATGAGCAAAGAGAAAATAAAACTAGTAAGAGTGGCTTTAGCACAAGAGACATACAATGAGTATCAGATACTAGGTATCAGATCTAGCAAGAGCATTCATGATGTAATATCAGAAGTACTAGAGAGATATATTGATAAGAAGAGAGAGAAGCCTATACTAGCTCAGTAACCACCAGTAACAATAGTAATCATGTATTAGCATCAGTATACCCTATATACCCCTTACTAGTGGTATATAGGGGTATATAGCACTATATACAAGTTACTGTAAGTAATAAGAAATAAATATTTTCATGACACGCAAATTATATGTTGAATAATAAAAAAGAGATGGTATAGTACGCGAGCTTTGATTCTAAAGTGTTTTACTCTTGCTGATGTTGGCTTGAGGTGAACTAGGGCGAAAGATATAATTCATCGAAGGTTATATCTAGTTGTTATTAAGACTTGAAC